CAAGACCCGCTTCGGGGTGACCGAGGCGGTGGCCCGCGAGGTCGGCTACAAGGGCGACATGCGGGAGTTGCCGCTGGATCTGGCCAAGCGGATCTATCTTGAACGGTACTGGAAGCCGGTGCGCGCAGACGATCTGCCGCCAGGCATCCGCTACGCGGTCTTCGACGGCGCCGTAAACTCAGGGCCGCATCAAGCCACGCTGTGGCTGCAGCGAGCGCTGGGTGTGACGGCTGATGGGGTCATCGGCCCCAAGACGTTGGCCGCGGCGTATGCGCAGGACATGAACGCGCTGCGGTTGCGAATCTTGGCGCAGCGACTGCGCTTCATGACCGGCCTGACCAACTGGCCGGCCTTCTCACGCGGCTGGGCACGCCGCATTGCTGACCTGATGGAGAGCTGAAATGACCTCAACCATGATCCAGGCGCTGGTGCGCCACCTTCTCACCGCTCTTGCTGGCGGCTTTGCCGTGAAGTACGGCGTGGACGGCGGCACGATGGACGCCATCATTTCCGGCGCGTCTGCGGCGGCTGGTCTGGGCTGGTCGCTGTGGGACAAGCGGCAGAAGTGAACTGACTCAGCAGCAGCGGGCCGGCGGTGTAGACCCACCGGAACTTGGTTCGCACTGTCGGGTCGGCGCGCTTGGTGCGCGTGACCCAGCCTGCTTGCTCGGCATAGCGCAGGGATGCGCCCACGTTGTTGGGATTCATGTCCCACTTGATGCCGACGTCATGCGCGGTCAACTCCTCGTCGGGGTTGCGGGCGAAGAAAACCGCCACATGGGTGACGATGCTCATGGGTTGCCCCTTGCGCGGATGGCGGCTGCTGCCTTGGTGCCGTAAATCTTGATTCCAGTCCCGAGGTGCATGTCGCAAACGGTCTCTTTTGCCACCTTCGCACACGCCTCGCGCTCGGCAGCGGCGACAAGGGCAGCGAAGAAAATCAGGCGCTCATCTAACGAACCAAACTCATCAATGCCCGCCTCTCGCGCCATGCGGATGATGTCTTCTTTCATGCCTTCCCCTCCACTTTGGCGATGGCGGCGCGGGCCTTGTCCCACACGCCTCCTGAAAATCGTGAGTGCGACTCGCACAGCGCCTTCAACGCCTCCAGCAGTTCCCCGTTCAGGGCGTGCAACCGGCGCACCGCCTCCACCACATCCTCATAGTCGGCCACTTCGCCGCCGAGGTGGGTCAGCAGGCTGATGGCGACCAAGGCGTCGAACGCGGGCTCCTGCTCCGGCTGCTCCAGCGCGGCGTCTATCTCCCGCTTCCAGTACGCACCATCGCTGTCCGGTGTGTCCAGTGCATCCCACTGCCGGATGCGCTTCAGAAGATCGCGTAGGTCACTCATGGTTGTCCTCCGGTTCAATCGGCACCTCGACCAGCGGCTTGCCGCAGTAGCAGCAGTGCGTCATGCGGTTGTCGGTTGGGGTGCCGTCGTTCAGTTGGAAATAGCGATGCCTGCCGCACGACGCGGCCCATTTGTCGGAATCCTCGTCGCCGTCTTGGTACCAGTGGCATTCGTTGGGCTGCTCCGGCTGCTCCAGCGCGGCGCGCAGGTTGATTGCCGCCTGTCTCCCAGCTTGGGACGCCAACGGCGGAGCCAGCGACTGCCAGCCGTTCAGCTCTTCCAGAGCTTCAAGCGCCTGCTGGGCGGCTTCGCGTAGGGTGGTCATATCTTGTTCCTTTCCTGCCATTCAGGATCTGCACGCATCTGTGCGTATGCCTGCGCCATGCCTGCGCCGAACTTGCGGCCTGCTGCGTTGACCTTGTTGATCAGATCGTCCAGCACTTGCCGAGCGCGAATGTCGTCCAGCATCGCCCGCACCACGCGGTGCTTGTGTTTGGATTGGCGGGTCATACCAACACCCCCACAACGAACGCAATCAAACCGACAAGGACAACGACGCCGAGCCCGAGCAGCACCAGTTTGCCCAAGGACTCCACGGCGTCGTCATCAACGCCGACCTCGGTTGCCGCCTCAGCGGCTTCGGGATACCGGCCTTGCTGGTCACAGCCTTTCGCAATCCTGCTCATGCGGCCTCCCGTGCCAACGTGTTGTGCAGGCGCTCGATGCGAGCCTGGTGGTACGTCACCATTGCCTCGGCGTATTCGCGGGCGCTGTGGGCCTCCAGCAGGCTGCGGTGGGCTTGGTCGAGTTCGCGCTGCATGAGTTCAGCGTGGCTGATGTTGCCGCACAGGCGGCGGATTTGGTCGCGGATCATCTCAGACTCCTTTTCGTTGACGATATTGCTTGACAGCGGTGCGCAACGCCGCCTGTGTGGTGGCCTTCTCATCGAGTGCGATGGCCTGCGCTTGATCCAATGTGTCCTGGCACAGGATGCGGTGGCAGACCACCGGGGCGCCCTGCCCCTGCCGGCGCACCCGTGCGTTGAACTGGTCGTAGAGGTCAAGGCTCCAGTTGAGCCCGAACCACACCAACGTGCGACCGGCCCGCTGCAGCCCGTCGATGCCGTGACCCATGCTCGCCGGGTGGCCGATCATCAGCGCACAGTCGCCGCTCTTCCAGCGGTCCATCGCGGCCACCAGCGACCCCTCGCTCTTGCACTCGGTAAGGTTGATGGGGCGCAGGTCTTTGAACCGGTTCATGATGCGCTCAGCATCGCTGCGATAGGCGTATGCGCACAACACGGGGGAACCCTGAGCCTCGTCCAGAATCTCCTCCAGCGCGTCGAGCTTGAGGTCGTGGATGGGCTCCCACAGCGGCATCCCGGCCACCGGGTACACGGCACCGTTGGAGAACTGCAACGCCTTGTTGGTCAGTGCTCCCTGGTTGAACACCTCGACCGTGGTGCCGTTGTCGAGTTGGGTGAAGAAGTCCTTCTCCAACTGCTCGTACTTGGCCCGCACCTCGCCCTGCATTTCCACCTCGATGTTGTTCACGATGAGGTCGGGCAGCGGGTTGTAGTCCTCGGCGCTCATCTCCAGCGTGATGTCACCGATCAGGTTCTTGATCGTCTCCTCGGTATCGGGGTAGGGCACCTCCTTGAAGGGGCCGGCCTTCTTGTAGAACCGGGTGCGGAAGGCCGTCTTGCTGGTGCCCAGGCGTTGCCCCTTATCAACCACCAGGAACTGCCCGTGCAGGTCTTTGTAGCCGTTGCTGGCCGGGGTGCCGGTCAGGCCCGTCGTCCAGACAAAGTGATCAAGCACCCGACGCACGGCGCGCACGCGGTCGGTGGCGCTGTTCTTCATCTTGCTGATCTCGTCCCACACCACACCATTGAACGGCAGCGGCTTGCCCTTGCTGACGAAGTAGGTGTGCAGCGTCTCTGAGAGCCACTTGAGGTTCTCGTAGTTCACTAGGTAGACGTCAGCGGGGCGCAGCAGGGCGCGGGTGCGCTGGTCCCGCGTGCCGGTGACCATGCTGAACTTGAGGTGCTTGGTGTGCTCCCACTTTGCAGCCTCCTGGCGCCACACCAGACGGATCACGCGGATGGGGGCGACGATGACCACAGCGCGCAGGAACCGGGTGTTGATCAGGTGCGCGATGGTGGTGAGCGTGATGACGGTCTTTCCGAGCCCCATGTCCAGCCACATCATCGAGTTGACGTGGGTGCACTGGAAGTTGACCGCCTTCTTCTGGTAGTCGTGGAGCAGGTTGGGGGTCAGCATGTCGTCAGCATCTCGTCAACCATGCGCAGCCCAGCGTCCACGTTGTCGATGACGAACACGCTGACCTTGTGCTGCCTCAGCCGGTGATGCTCGCGCTCCTGGGGCGGCGTGGGCTTCTGGCCTTGGCGCTTGAACTCGCAGAAGAACATGCGCCCGTTGGGCAGCACGAACAGCCGGTCAGGCACCGCGGCGTGCGCTGGCGATGTGAACTTGTAGGCCAGCAGCCCGCGCTCACGGGCGTAACCGCAGACCTTGGCTTCGATGTTCTTTTCAAGCATGTCAGTACCCGTGCGGCTCGATGCTGCTGATGTTCAACTCGATCAACTTGTCGATGTAGTGCCGAGCCTTTCGCAAGTCCTCGACACCACCCTTGTCCTTCCACCGCGAGACGTACTTCACCACGTTGCCCTCGAAGTAACCGAGGTTGTTCGCAGCGATGTAGTCCCACGGTTGGATCACTTGCTTCTTGTAGTGATCGCCACCGTGTTGCACTTGGTTCACGCTAAAGCCAGGCATAGTTTCTCGATCTCCTGTACGTAATAGTCAAAGTCCACAGGCAGCCCAACGTCCTTGATGTTGTTGCACACCTGCACGTTCCACCCACTCTCCACGGCGAACTTGCGCCAGTCGGTCTTGCCCTTGAGCGGCGGCATCCACTTGGTCAGCGGCTTGCCGCCCTTGGCCACGTAGTACCGGGTGGTGTTCTGCGCCTGGTGGTCACCCCACTGCAGGTAGCTGGAGCGCGGCACCTTGATGCGCAGCATGAAGTCGTGCAGGTGCGGCCAGTTCTCCACCGTCTCGCGGATCGGTGCGCCGTCCACCAGCACCTTCTCGGCCACCTTGGGGATCACCAGGCCGCCAGCGTTCTGGTGCCAGCCGGTCTTCCACTCGTAGGCGCCCTTGCGCTTGACGGTGCCGTCCTCGTACTGCCCGATGTAGTTGTTCACGTCGCGCAGGTACATGCGCCGGTAGCGCACCTGCTCCAGGTTCAGCCCGGTCATGTGCATCCACCATGCGCACGTCTTGTCCACAAAGTACATGTTGGCGCGGGGTACGCGCACCGTGACGCCATCGGTGTTGATCTGCACCAGCGACAGGCCGCCGATCTCCATCAGGCGCTCGGCCAGCAGGCACAGCAGCAGTTGCCCGTTGAGCGTGATCGACATGGTGAACAGCGGGTCGTAGAACACGCTGAACTTGTTGTTGCTGTCGCCGTACACGCCGTTCAGGGCCAACTTGAGCATGGCGCTCTCGCTGCTCTTCTTGGGGTACTGCTTGCGCTGCTCGAACAGGTTGCTGTAGATGGCCACGAAGTCCTTGCCCAAGTGCTCGGGGTGGAACCCGTTGGTGATGGCCAGGTTCGGGTAGTAGCTGGTGACGTCGAGGTCGATGATGACGTGCTCGTCGTCAGACTCCACCACCACGTTCTCTAGCGAGCCGTGGATGCCGCCCAGGCCGAAGACGAACGTGAACCCGTCGACCGTGGCCGTGAGATCCGTGAAGACGCCCTTGGTCTCGGTGATCGTCTGCGCCTTGAGCCAGTTCAGCACCCGGATGAACTCGGGCTGCTGGAACGTGATCCACGGCAGGATGGCGTCCTTGAGGTGGATCACCGGGCGCGGGGTCTGCCGCGGCGTGCGTCCATCGGGGCCGAAGTCGTAGCAGGAGACGCCGGCCTGCTCCAGGCGCAGCGTGAAGTACTCCTTGCCGATCTTGGTGTCGTTGAAATTCAGCCAGTCCTTGCCCGGGTACTTGATCGTGAGGTCTTCGCGGAACCGCAGCATGTCTGTGGTCAGGTGGTAGAAGAGCCGCGTGGCTTCGACGTCATGCTCGTTGTAGCGCTTGAGCACGGCCACCTGGTCACGGGTCAGCGTGGTGCCGACCTTGAACGGCAAGTCCTCGATGGTGTCCATGCGCAGGTTGAACTCCAGCGCCTTGAGGCTGGTGGCGCGGGCCTTGTTGTCGAAGTGGTGGATCTTGTAGAGATCGATCTGCTCCACGATGCGGTCGCTGGGCTTGACCGTGTGCAGCCAGCGGTCGTCATCGTCCTGACGCTCGATGATGGCCTGCGCCTTGCGGTACAGCGTCTGCGCGTCAGACTGCCCCATCTGCATCAGGGTGTGCAGGATGGGGTAGTCGAAGCCGATGTTGTTGAACCCTGCCATGCGGGCGTTGCGATCAGCGAGGTAGCGCACGAACTCGACAATCTGCCGGGACTCGTTGCGCCACTCGCTGATCTCGAACATCAACTTGACGGGTGCCTCGACGTGCATCACAGACAGCGTGAAGACGTTGGGGAACGTCTCGCAGTCGTACACCCAGTCGTTCACTGTGCGCTCATGAACGGAGGCAGGGGCATCTGCGCCGCAGCGGGCTGCAGGAACGACGGTGCCGGGGCAGCAGCGCCGGCCACAGCGCCGAACATGCCCGACGCATCCACGGCGCCCTCGCCGAACGCCTTGTCGTCACCAGCGAACTGCACGGCCACCAGATCGGCCCGGATGCCGCGGCCATGCTTGTTCTCCTGCAGCCAGGGCTTGATCGCCACGTTGACACGGCAGCCGCCGTACATCTTGCGAGTCAGCGCCTGGTAGGCCATCGTGTTGGTCGGGTCCACGGGCGTGCCATCGGCCTGGATGATCTGCGGCGGGTTGTCCCGGCCGGCGGTGACGTACACGTTGCCCGCGTACCCGTCGTAGGGCTGGAACGTCTTGCTGTTGACCTTCTGGTTGCCGTCGCCGTAGCAGCGCAGCTTGCGGTCAGCGTTGATCAGGTTCAGCACGTTGCCGGCGTGCTCCTTCCACTTGGCCAGAGCCATCTCGTTGATCTTGGCCATCAACTGCTTGAACCCCGGGTGGTCAGGGGCCATCAGGAAGTCCCCGGAGTAGCTCAGGCGCTCCTTGCCCGTCTCGGGTGAGACGCGCTTCTGGGGCTCTGCGAGGTGGGGGAACGAGAGACGAACACCCGACAGAAATACGAGATCAGACATGACAATTACCTTTCAGGTTTTACGATAACCACGCCGGCAGTTCGACCGGCACTTCATGTTGCACTGCGCTGAACAACGGCGCAGCGTTGGTGGTGATCGCGGTGCGCGAGTCAGCGGCCAGAGCGACCACCGGCTTACCTACCGTCTTCACCACGTACTCTTGTTCGAGTGTCTTCAGTTGACGCTCGGTCAGTTGCACATCGGTGCCATCGCGCTTCTTCCAGCGCAACTTCTCGGCCTGTGCTGGGGACACCAGCGTCGTCTTGTAGACCGACTCCTTGGGCACACCCATCTTGCGCAGGCGCTCGGCCATCTCATCCTCGGACAGCTTCCAGGCGCGGTGCCCCTTGCCGTTGACCATCTTCAGGCCGGGGATGTCCGCGCCGCGCTCCATGCGGGCCTGCGCTTCCTTCTCCACACCCTCGAGCATCTGACGCAGCAGCGGTGCCGCCTCCATGATCTGGACGATCTGGTCGTCCGTCATCTTGGTCGGGTCTTTCTCCGCCGCGCTGGCGGTGATGTCCACCGTGTCAACGACCTGCAGCGCCTTGGTGCTGAGCGCAGCGCAGCCGCCCTTGGCGCGACAGTAGCGGCACTGCTTCTCGCCAGGCACTAGGGGCGCGTCGGGTCTGTCCGTGGCCGCGGCCTCGATGACGATGGTGCGAGCCACCTCATCCAAAACCTTGTCCACAGGGTAGTCCACAGACCTGATCGTCGGGCCGCCGCGCAGCGCCAACTTCGGCTGGATGACCGTCATGCGCACGGTCTTGTAAGGATACGGGTTGGGCTTGGCAATCTTGAACCCGGCCAGTGCGCCCACAGCGTACTGCTCCATCTGCAAGATCGCCGAGTCCCAGGCGTCGTTCATCCCGTCCTTGTAGTCGATGATCTCCAGCACCCCGTGCAGCACATCGTGGATCTGCACGTCCACGGTGCCCGAGAGATCACCGCGACTGAGCAGCCACTGCGGATCGACGCGCTGCTCGGCAATCAACTGAGCGATGCCCAGCGACTCGGCGTGGCGATGCTTGATGTAGTCGATGGCGACCTTGACCCGCTGCGCACGTTCAGCATCGACGATGAACTCACCATCGTCGTCCTTCATCTTGATGCCGACCATCGGCAACGGGTCGGCCGCGCCGGCCTTGACGCAGTGCTCCAGCAGCGTGTGCGAGTGGGTGCCGTCGATGGCCGCAGCGCCGCTGCGCTCATCAGGGTAGGCGGCCTCCTCGCGCACGCTGCCTGGGCACGCGGCCCAGCGTTGCCGCTTGGACGGCGACAGGGTGGCGTGCGCCGTGCTCACGCCTTTCTCCAGACCCGAGAGTTGCCTTCCTCATCGCGCACGATGAACTTGCGCCCGGTCTCCTTGGCGACGCGGCGAGCGTGAGCGGCCAGAGCAGCCCTGCCGATGGGCACAGCGAACGAGTCGCCCACCTCAAGCTGCCGCAGCACAGCGTACTTCTCGGTGCGCGCACTCTTGGCGCGGGCCGGCATGGGAACGTCTTTGTCGATCTTGATCATGGTTAGGCTTTCAGTGCTTCCACACCTGCAAACAGGGCGTCGTAGTTCTCGGGCTTCACATCGTTGATGTTCTGGTGCCCGAGTGAGACCAGAACCTGCTGGATCTGCGCACCCTTGGCC